CGCCTACGGCTTCCATAATCACGCTGGCTTCTTTGAACCTGAGTTCAAGCGCCAAGGTGTGGCTGATGTTGGTTAGTTTGGCGATTAGTTCACCGGTTGATGTTTCCATTTTTTCCTTTGTTATTTGCAGTGACGCTTCCATCTGACAACAAGGGTGTGCCTTGACTGACAGATAAAGGCTTGTAGGTGTTTTTGCCCTTTAAGACAACCCCAGCCCCACGGCCCGACGCGCCAAACCTTACGGCCTGAGCGCTCGATGTGCGACTTAAAAGCAATGGCATCAGCAACCTTGACTTGTTGCTTGGCTGTTAGCCCTTTGGCTGAGTTGTAATTAGACCAAGTGCGGAAAGTCTGGCGGTGAATACCTAGGCCACCTGTGTAGGACTTTGTGCTGTGTTGCCAGTTGCCACCAGTTTCACACCGCGCTAACTGATCGTAGTAAGCGTCAGGTAGTACGCCCTGATACTTGGCGTGAGGGTCAGCAACTGCACTTGCGTGGGCTGGTGTGGATAGGGCGAGGATTAGCGATAGTGCCATGAGTTTCTTAATCAACTCTCTCTACTTCTGTTGGCGGCCCCCATAAGTGCCAAGACTCTGCACGTGTGCAGACTTGGGTGTACTCAATCAGGCCTGTGGACAAGTCTGTGAATACTTGCACCATGGTTTTCTTATCTTTAGACCTTAGGACGATGTAGCCCCATGTGGGGAGCATCAGCGTTTCCAGTAGCGGTTAGCGAGCTTGAAGTAGGCCCATGAGAGGCACCAGCCGAACAGTACGGCTATGAACATTTGTTCGTGGGTGTAGGTTTTCATGCCCAGCCCCTAACCATGTCCATACCCTTTTGGGTGATGCCACACACAATGCCCTGAGAGCCGCTCAGGAGCGCTCTACGAATGCCTAAGTCTTGGATTAGTCCAATGGTGCGCAAGTCGCTGCAGCGCTTCCAGTAGCCCTTTATTTCGTGACCAGCCAGCGCGGCTCGAGCGCCTGCTTCTTCATCGGTCAGGCCAAGAGTTGCGTAGTAATACTGCTCTAGCAGGATTGCGCGGTGGGTGCCCACTCTGATGGGGCTGATTTGCCTAGATGTTTCGGGGTCTGTTGCCCGGAATAGTGGTAGGTCGGTGTATGTCATGTTTCCTCTGACTTTCTGCTATTTGAGTAGCGATGGTTACTTTACACAATTTGAGAAGTCGGTGGTGGATATCCCAATGGAAACAAAGATACCCACCACCTAGCCCCAGCACCGCTCAAACAGTGTCTGGGAATCCTATTTAAGGGCCCTGAATTGAGCCTCAAAATGCTCTGGGGTTTGCTTGGCCAGTTCAATATGCAGCCAATTAGGTGAGCCTTGGTATGAGCCTGCGTTGTCTGTGGCTGTAAAGATTTTGACTCCAGCTTTGCCTTCGCCTCGACTACAGCGGTATCCAGCGCCGTACTCGCCGTATGCGTACCAGTGCATTTCGCACAGTCCTAGGGCTTTGCTGTTGGCTAGGAACCAGTCCCAAATAATACGTGCCTGGGCTTCGTCTTTGTATTTTAGATCAGCTGCATATCCGGTGGCATGAACAGATAAGCCAGCACCTGATCGCATCGGTCTATTGGCATATGTGCCCAGCGAGGACATACCCCAGCGCGCTTTGCACAGCTCAACAAGTTTTGCCGTAACTGGCTGTGTCGCTTTGCCATCCCATGATGGGTAGTACGGGTACGGTCTAACGGTCATGGTGCTGGTGGCTCTTTAGGGCCATTCTTCAAACCATTACCTGCTAATACCCCCAAGAGCCCGCCAGTAAGGGTGGCAAGCATTGGCGACAGTACAGACCAGGCTGCATCGTCATTGGGGCTGACATCAAGAGGCTGTGTCACGAATAGCAATCCGTAGAGCAATGCCAAGATGGAAGCAAGAAAAGCAAGCGTTAAACCGATGGCTACGACAAAAATAAGTCGTGCTTTTATTTCTTCGTTTGTGTGTCTGTTGTCTGGTTTCATACGCACTTTCCGCCTGTCCCGTATGCCGGGGCTGGTGTTGTTGGGGTGATGGTTTCGGTTACTCCGCGTAGGGCTTTGTTTTTGGTTGGTGGGCAGTTGAGGCGTTCACGATCTGCACAAGCGGTAAGCGATGCGCAAATGACCAATAGAATAAGGCTTTTACGCATCAGACAGGCCCGATGTCCTCAACAATTAACTGTCCAGGGCGTGTGGCAGTGTGAAATGCTGTACCAGTTCCAAGACTTTGCACCAGGCTTGCGCATACCGATTGCGCGCCAGCAGTAAATGTTTTAACTACAACAGCGTTGATAATTCCTTCACCACCAGGCAACGTAGCAAGTGTGGCAAATTGCAATTCAGTGCCGGCTGTTGTAGTGCCTGTTCGGATTCTGCCAATGATATTGGCAGGGTTTGCCCCGTTGGCGTTATAGATGTCGCCTTCAAAATAAGTAATGCGGTAGTAACGGTTAGCCACTGCCGTAAACGATGCAGTAATAAACACAGTCTCTGTAGTTGTAATTGCACTGTCACTTGTTTTGCTAGTAAGAGCTGCGACGCCCCAAGGAAGGTTGTTCATTTGCGCTGCGGTCAGGATTTGACCCGACGTGAATGTTGTGTTGATTGTCATATTGTGTCTCCTTTAGAAACTGAGAAGGTTGTTGTCAAGTGTTCCAAAAATTGCGTCATTGAGAACAAAATACTGTGACCCATCGGCGCTCTCAAAAGTGTACGAAATAACATGGCTGCCAGGTGTGATGTTATGGGCAATGCCTGACACAATCAGTGTTTGTGTTTCGGTGGCTGGGGTGCCCACTACAAAGTTTTTAACTACTGTGGCAATGCTGGTCATGTCAAGGTTCAGCACAATGTTTTGATCAGTAGCCGACAGGGCTGACATTTCGGTCGATAGACCTGTAAACCTCAACACTGGGTTTTGGTACTTGCCTAGTAGATAGTCGCCTAGTCCAGCTACTTCTGTAGTGGTGCTATTAAGCAGATTGGTCAGTGAGTACTGCTGGGCTTGATACAGCGCAATACTGGCCGCGTTGCTGGTGGTCTGTATGGCCCCAGCGTCAGATTTTGTGGTTATGTAGTTATACAAAAGTTCGTCGCCAAATTGGTTAATGAGCGACTGGTACCTAAGACCTGTGCCATCAGTGTTGAAAGTAGCGCCAGCCACCGGGTTTAGAACACTAGACCTACCCTTAAAAGTCAGGGTGCCGTTAGCAGACATGAACAGATAGCCCTGCTCGCTGGTGTTAATCAGCTGCAAATAGTTAAGGCAGTTTGTGTCCTGGCTTATAGCGAAAGCACCCAAGGTAGATGAGCCTGTGTCAATAGATCGAGCGCCTTGGTAGTTAATCTCTGGCAAGTCCAGCACAGTGTTAATACGTGCACCTGTGGCTTCTGCTGATGGGGTCACAGCGTTGAGTGATTGGTTAGCAAGCACAGTGAAGTTGTCAGAACATGACGCGTACATCATGTCTTGGTTGCTGATGTCGTAGTCAAGATTCCAGTCAGTGATTAGCCCGGTGTAAATCGGTATGCCATTAGCCAGTATTTGCACTGGGCATCTAGGAAGTACAAACGGGTAGTAAGGGCTTGAGGTGTTGCTTGGGTTAAGCACTTGGCTGGCGTTGTCAAAAGCAATGACAGCTGTGCCAGCATTGAACTGGTCTAACTGGCGTGAACGGCCACGTGTAATGCTGACATTTTCTACAAGACTGGTCAAATCAACAAAGGTCAGACCGCCTAAAGTGCCGCGCCCTGCAGTGTCAAGGACACCATAAAACGCATCGTCAAGCATGAAAGGTGTGCCGAAACCTGTGGTGCTCTGAAAGCCCACCAGCACTTGCATTGTAGGAACGCTCATGCTGGTGCAAATACCGTTCCGCTACGGCGCTGTGCTTTTTGGATTGCTGCAATGATGTCCTGACCAACTTGGTCTGGTGTAGATACAAGTCCAGCGTTCACTGTGATGTTCATACCCATTCCACCAGCCTTAGACAATGGAATAACAGCCTCTGGGCCTGCCTCACCAATAAGGGCCAAAGTAGGGCTAGTAACAATGCCCCCGGTAGCCATGGCTTTATAGTCAAGTCCTGCAGGGTTAGCACCACCAGATGCACTGCCTTCGCCACCTAAACGGCCAAGGCTAATTTGCCCGAGTGAGCCGATGTCTTTGCCTGGCTTAATCAGGTTGATGCCCTTAATAACTACGTTAATCATTGTGATAAATGCGTTAGCCATAAACTCAAAGTTGCTGGCTACTTGGTTGATTACTGCATTGACTACAGCGCGGAAAGTATCAAACTTTTTGTAGGCCATGACAAGTGCAACACCTAAAGCAACAATGCCAGCCGTGATCAGCACAGCAGGGTTAAGCGCCATGGCCGCATTAACCAAAACAACAGCAGCTGCTAAAGCACCAAAGGCAACTGCTACCGCCGTAATGAGTGTTGGGTTGTCTTGTGCCCACGTGGCAAACGATTGCAAAACTGGCAGAGCCTTTTCAAGTATTGGCAACAGTGCAGCGCCTACACCTTCCTTGGCCTCACCAAGAGCGACGCCTAAACGCTTCATAGAGCCTGCAGCAGTGTTAGCAGAGTCAGTGGCAGCACCGCCAAAAGTAACAGCCATCTCGGCCATAACTTCTTCCATAGACGCGCCGTCTTTAATCATCTGGCGTAGCTCTGGGGAGAGTTTTGCTAGGGCAGTCATGTTGCCGCCATATGCCTTTTCCATAGCCTTAGTCACTGTTTCAAGGCTGATGCCTTTAGCAGCTGCAATGTCCATAGACAAGTTGGCAGCCTTTTGGGCTTCGTCAATATCCATCGTGGCACGTACAAGTCCAGCCATCGCCGGGCGTAACTCATCATCGGTAACGCCTTTAAGTTTTCCTTGCTGGGTTATGTAAGCCTCGACGCCTGCAATTTGTGCATCAGTGGCTGCAGTAGTTTTCTGTAGCTGACGCGCAAGCATTGCCTGTGCTTGCTCATCTTCCATAGCACCCTTGACAGCATCACCGAGGCCAGCGACTAAACCACCAAGTGCGACAGCTGCATATTTGTTCGCCTTGCCAAGTGCGTACTTAGCTTTGGCTTGCGCGCCTTCTAAATCCTTAAAACCCTTCTCGGCTTCCTTCAACCCCTTTGGGTTAAATTGCGT